CATACACATCATTCATACCTGTTTTGGCTAATTCTACAAGCTTTTGACCTGCTTCAATACACTTGGTCTTACTTGTAATGTTCGACTCTAAAATCTCGGGAGCTGTAGCGACTATTTCCTGTAATTGTCCTACTTGTAGCAATGCAGTTTCTTGAACTGCTAAATCTGTTGTTGTTGTTGTTGTTGTCATAATTGATTATTTAAAAAGGGTCAGTATCTTCAATAATTATTGGTTCACCTGGTTTAGTTTCTTTCGACTCAGGTATATTTTGTGTGTTTTGTGTTTCATCAGTGAATGCTGCGCTTGCTTCTACATCCTCAATTTCTCCCTCAAAGCTTACAAATTCACCTATTCTCAATTTAGTGTAGGCGGCCATTGCATGTTTGATTGTTTTAGTAGAAAGAAAGCCCGGGTCAATTCCACCATCTTGAGAGGTATACAGTTTGTTTGCAGATGTTTTATTTTGTCTCAGTGAGTAGCCTTTCAATCTTTCAATGTCATCAAGAAGTAACCACTTGAAATCAATACCATTGTTAGGAAGTACAATACAGACATAAGAGCCGAAAATAGTTTTTGATTTGCGAGGAATACAAGGTAAGTATTCGATTGTCAATTCTCCACGTTCATTGCTTTTTGGTTGGAAGTGATCACCCTCATAAAGAATTATTGGGTTATTCATTCTGATAATCTGACCGGATCGGATTCTTAGGTTTAACTCACCATAAGCAGTAATCACGAAATTTGCAGTTTGTACCCAGGAGTCTTGCGCACCGGTTTGTTTTACTTTTGTTGAGCGACTCTCTAAATATGCTTCGCTCTTTTGTCCTGGCTGAATAGATAGGTTGTTTGTTGCAATCTCAAGGAATGCAGAGAAAAGAGAAATACCGGTGCATTGAGTCAGTTTATCGTTTGTCATAAATGACTTTCGATAATAAAGCGATTCCTTTTCAAAGATTGTTTCCGCTTCATCTTGACTCATTCTGTGAACTTTCATCAAGATATTTAGAAACTGAATAGCTGTCGGGATTTGTCTAACAATATCCCTTTTGTCTGCAACATCCAAGTTTAATCTTTCTGCGAAATTCGTCAGATCAATACTTGTAGTTTGTTTTAATTCTTCTGTTGTCATAATTTGTTGTTGTTATACTAATTCTTTGTGATTAATTACTTTTACAAGTGATTCGTGCTTTCTTCTCCACATTTCAGCTTTTTCTTTCAGGTCTTCTATTTCATTCTTAAGCCTGAAATTTTCACGCATAAGAATTTCTTCAGGGGTAGGATTATTTGAAGCAAACTGACCTATAAAGTCACGTTTAAAAACTTTTTTCACTTCTTCCGTTTCGAAAATTGTTAGCTGTGTGTAGGTGTTCATTGCTTTTGAATTACTGATATTACACATTCTATAATCATAAAAACTACTCCCGAAATAACTGTTATTAAACCTGCTTTTTCAAGTTTTTTGCTATTGAAAAAAGCTTCAAATAAGTACGTTACCTTTTCCATTTCTTTGATTTTTTTAATAGTTTGATAGTATAGATAATTGCTAGAACTGTCCAAAATGTAATCCATAAGAATGCTGGTTTCATGATTGTAGTTTTTTGAATTTTTGAGAATCAAGATAATTCTCGAATGATGCCATCCTTTTTTGTTTTAAATTTCTTCTCTTTCTGGGATTAGGTTGAGGAGCTTCAACCGCTGTCAATAATTCCTCAACCCTTTTTTGCATCCCTATCAATGAACCTCCAAGTTCAAGTAATTCTTTTCTTAGCTTATTTTCATTCATAATTCACAGTATTGTTCAGTTTTACCTTTTCTTCCTGTTTTTACACGCCTTGCTCTCATATCTGATCCGTTGAAATTGAATACCTCAAAAAATATTAATATCAGCATGGCCATACTTGCAATTTGTCTTTTCATCGGGTTTAAATCCATTGAAATGTTGAATTTCATGCAGAAGAAATAAGTAGCTATTTCAGTAGCTTTTTGTAGGTGAAGCTTATTCTTTACATTATGCAGGTGATTTTGAATTGTAACCGTTGATACGTGAAGAATTTCTGCTTGTTCTTTAGCACTTGCACCCCAGGCAGTCAATTCTATTACTTCTTCTTCTCGTTTTGTCAACATGATTACATCCTCCCTGTTAGCTTAGCAGTCTTTTGCTCAATTCGAGCTTGATTATTTTTACGATCGTTCATGAATTCTATAGCAGCAGACCAGGCTACTTGTTCCTTATCACTCATGCTGTTCAAGTCGTTTTTACATACAGCTGACCATAGAGTCACTGTCGAGACACCTGCTTTTTTTGCAATTGCTTTTTTGTCTCCTCTTTTCATTTGTGCAATGATTTGAGCTTTTTGTTCCGCGAAGTCCATTTAGTTTAATTTTGAATTGTTTATGTAGTATTTTTTCAATCTCTCTAAAGCCATTTTATGAATGGTTATCTTGTGCTCGTATTTGTATCGCTCAGATACTATTTCATCGTGTGAGTAGAAAAGCCAGTTCTTTTCTTGTCTCAGGTTTTCAAGCTGAGCAACTCTGTGAACTTCTGAAAGAATCATTTCAGCAATTACATTCATCTTGTCAAAGTGCTTAATTACATCTACTGTTTCCATATTATTTATCTGCTCTAAATTGTTTGTATTTGTTGTTTTCAATTACCTCAATAGCTTTGTATTCGTCAGTTTTCCACCATGCTTTAAGTTTTGATGATTCTATTTCTGCTTTTGCTTCTCTTGCTTTATCAGCGAGAAACTCTTTCATTTCTTTCCAAACTTTTGACATTGCAAAGCCTAAAGTATAGCCTTGATTTTTTACTAAGTACCAAGCCCTTGTCATTAATTTGCTTTTGTCAATTGTTTTCATAAAAAGAATTTTGAGAAATGAGCATTTTTAATCATTTGTTTGTATTAAATTTGCTGTTTACTTTGCATTGTCTTAATGTTTCGCAAATGCTTACTTAATACTCTGCAAATATAAGCACTTTATAAGCACGAAGCAAATTTATGCTTATATTTTAGGGTTAATAAAATATAAAATAATATATATGATTGATTTTAAAAAGATTAGAATTGAAAATAATTTCAGTCAAGAAGATTTTGCAAATTATTTTGGATGTAAACAGTCTTTCATCTCTCAAATAGAAAGAGGTATAAGAACTATTCCAGATGAGTATATAAGCAAATTAAAAGCAGATTTAAATATAAAAGGAATGAGTGAAAATTTTGAAACTGCTAGAAATAGTGAGAATTTTCTTTTGATTCCTTTATACAGTCAAGATGTAGTTGGTGGAGTAAATAATCAGGAGATGGACACAAATGGATATGTGACCGGATATATGCCTTTTGTAAATGCAAAACAAAATGATATTTGTGTACCTGTTACTAATGATAGTATGGCTCCCCTTTATTCTCCTGGAACAATAGTTCAAATAAGAAAATTAGAATATTGGAAAGAATTTGTTGAGTTTGGGAAAGTGCATATTATTGAACTTAACGATGATAGAAGATTAATTAAAATAATAAGAAAGGGAGATGATTCAAACCATTTCATATTAAAATCTGAGAATCCAAAATACGACGATGCTGATATTTCAATAGATTTTATTCGTTCTGTTTGGCTTGTTTTGGCAAAATATCAGAAAGTAGTAATGTAAATCAAAATTTAATGTAACATGTTATGAAAAAAGATGAAAAAGAGTATCAAATTAGTGAGGATTTAATTAATGGATATTCTCCAGATGGTTTTTACGATGGGGATAATAATTCTGTAGATGATACAGATAAAGCCGTATTGCAAATATATAAAACTCATGGATTAATTCATGCAGTAAGATTTTATAAAGAAATGTCATCTGAGAACTTATCTGATTCTAAAAAATACGTACAAGATATTTTGATTAAAAATGGTATCATTGATGCTAAAAATAAAACTTCAAAAAATAATATTATGGACTTAGAAAAACTAGACAAAGCGGGAACTAATCTTCAAAAATCAGGAAAAGGAGTAATGAAAGGATGTTTTGGATTAGTTGTACTCATAATTATTGGAATAGTATTTTTTGCCACTATGTGTACCAGTTCTGATAAAAAAGAAAATAAAAAAGAAGATTCAATAACTTCTATGGAAAATGAAGTTGCATCCATGCAAAGCAAATGGAAGGCAAAAAGGCTTGATGATATCAATATGATAATTCAAAAAAATATTGCGATGAAAGATGTTGCTGATATTACAACATTTAAGGCTTACATTATAAATGAATACGAGGCGTATTTCAACATGCAGTATAAATATGTAGAGACTGAAATTTGGAATAAAGCTCAAAAGAAATTCCCAAATAGTTTTCAGGATCAAGATTCTTACTGTTCAGAGCATAATTGCAAAGTCATTAATTATGGAGATAATTCTGTGGAGCTTAATATCATTAATGATAATGAAGAAAATCATATTGATGAAATAAACGAGTTAGTGAGTAGACTGTATAATAACTAGTCAAAAAATAAGCATTCCACAATAACAAAACTTCTTGAAAATTACTTTTATGCAGCTATTTAGCGGACATTATCCGGTACATAAAAGTGTATTTTTCATGTACTTTACAAATTTTATTGAACTCGTTTTGTTTTTGAAAATCAATTTATTATGAATCTATAAAGATATGAATGCGCAATCTCATTCAGCGTACCAATATTTTTTATAGTTCTGATTTTCAATTAATCTCCAAGTTCAAGTAGGATAAAGTACATTAAAACGTACATAAAAACTACTTGTATGAAAAAAAAGAACTCATTTACCGTACCAAAACTTTGCAATCGTGTAAACGACTTGTCAAAGTCTTGGTACGTTTATTTTACCTATACTGATGATTTAGGTAATTGGAAGCAATTCCGGTATAAACACGAACTAAACTCGTATAAAACAAAACGAGAAAGAGAGCGTGAAGCAGGTTCTATGATTGCTGTTCTTCATAATCGATTACTAGATGGATGGAATCCGTTTCTTGATAAAATTGAAAAAGAGAAAGAAGATGAAACCGTATCTCAAGCAATTCGGAATATACTTGCCATCAAGAAATCAACCATCACAAAAAGAAGCTACAAAACCTATTCTGATCTAATAGGTTTGTTTGAGAAATGGCTTATCCAAAAAAAATACGATAAACTTTTTATTCAAAACTTTACCAATAAACATGCTCGACAATACTTTGATTGGCTATTGCTTGATAAGAAGTATTGCGGAAGAACATTTAATTGTCATAGAGCTAACCTGAACGTGTTTTTCAATGCCCTGGTTGAACGACAAGTCATTTCTGAAAGTCCAATCAAAGGAATAAAGAAAAGACCTGAAGAAAGAGGAAAAAATACAACTTTCTCAAAAGAAGATGAAATCAAATTCATCAATTATGCCAAGGATCACGAGAAAAACTTTTATTATGCAACACGATTCATTAAATACTGCTTTTTTCGTAGACCTGAACTTGTAGGACTTCAAAGAAAGCATATTAATTGGGATAATAAAACTATTGTGATTGATTCAGAGATAGCAAAAAGCAATAGACAAGATAGTATAACAATTCCTAAAACTTTGGAAAAAATCATACTTGAAATGGATATTTTGAAACTCGATCCTGAAACATATATTTTCGGTAAAATAACAAGCCGGCAATCAGGACCATCTTTAATAAAGCAGAGTAGGGTAGAGGGGTTCTCTGATAAGCAACTTGAAATAAATAAACTTCTTGAAATAACCCGGGGTACTTTCTATTCATGGAAACATACAGGAGTCTGTGAGCTGTACAATTCTTTGAAAGATAAAGATATTTATGTAATCATGCGACAATGCCGGCACACCAACATTAATATGACAATGATTTATTTGAGGTCTTTAGGTCTTGGAGTAAATGAGCAAGTGAGAGAGTGGTAAAAAATAGCTCCTACTTTCACAAGTAAGAGCTACAACAACATTATGACAAGAAAAATGAAAATTGATTTATAGAGCAAATTTAATAATTGCGATAATAACGGCTGTGAGTCCGGCGCCTATGGCTATACCATGTTTTTCAACAAGTGTTCGTTTAACTACTTTTTGAAGACCTGAATTTACTTCAATTTCTTCGCTGAATGATTTGTTTAATTTGGTTATTACAGAATCTTTGATACTTTTTTGAGTGTTGCAATCGGTCAAAGCTGATTTTATGTCAACATTTGAATTCCGGACTTCATTGTTTTCAACCTTTAAAGAGTCAATTCTATTTTGTTGCTTATTTACAAGCGAATCACATAACGGTGTTTTTTGATTTGAATTATCGTAGTTCGTTTGTGCCGTATGAATTTCGGTGTCTTGCTTTGTTCCATTTTTATTCAGTTTGTCTGCCTTTGAATCATGCTGTTTTGCCTGTAATTCTTTATCAGTTTGCAATGAATCATAAATTGCTGCTTTATCCTCCAAATACTTCGTATCTAGTTCGCTTTTCTGCTTGATTAAGGCACTTTTTAGCTCTAACTGTGCAATTGTACTCTCTTCCTTTTTTGAGGTGCATTTTGACACAAAAATGATTGAAGCAAACAGCAAAATTACTAATACTATCCACCATGTTTTTTTTAGAAAGTCTATAATTTTTGTTTTCATACTGTGGTCTCTTTTTTAGTTTGCGATTGAGCGATAAGTAAAATCAGTGCTGCACTTCCAGAAATATAAAATTGATACTTCGTGTACCAATCAGGGGCTAATGTTCCAGAAGTACTAGTGTTTATTACTGATAAACCTATCGGAACCCATCCGAATACTGTTTTTATAAAATTCCAAAAAGCGGGTGTTTTAGCTCTAAGCCGGGCAACCCATAAAATAAATAGTTTTTTCATGCTGCTTGTTTTGAGTAAAATTTGATTATTCCTTGTGTAAATTGAAGAGCTTCCGAATGCCGGCGAAATACTAAACCATCTCTCTTTATACCATCCGATGTCAGATAGTGACTGCACCACCAATCGAAAATCAGAGGCGATTTTGCATTTATCAAATTGAACAGAGTACTTGAACTTCCGCAATTGAAACAGAATGAAGCTAACGCCTCTCTCTGATTATCATTAAGTGGAACTGTAATTTTGCGAGCGATCAATAAATAAACCGGTTTCAAATCTGATTCAAGTTCTGCCTCAACTTCTGCATCAGTTTTCAAAGTTCCAAGCGAGTAGGCTAGTGCTTTGTTAGCTATACCTTTTAAAAACTGTCCTTTGTAAATTATTGCATGCCCTATGCCAGAAGTCCATATTCCACCGCAATCCATTTTCGGTTGATAACCGATTAACTTTAAGTCGTCATCATTCACGCTTTCGTAATGACGTATAATTGCATTTTCAAAAATAGTATTCATAATTACGCTGTTTTTCGATTTACACACTTTCCATCAATACAAAAATTCAACTTTATTAGCTCTATTTCTGCGGTATTTGATTGAATTAAATCTTTCATTTTATCAAAGTCTTTTTTAAAGCAATCAAGTTCTGAAATAGCTTCATCTCTTTGCTCAATAGCCTTATCCCTTTGTTCACGCATTTGGTTACGTTCAGTGTGCATAACTTCCCTCTCAGCTATTACATACTTGTTTGTAGCTCGCAAGTCGATAATAGTATCGCGGGAACTCTCTTGCATGAGTACTGAGCTAGCCCTAAACTCTGCAAACATGTTTGTTTCTGCTTTGCGTTTTCCGTACTTACTTGCCCCAATTACAGCAGCTATAACCGTGGCAAAAGCGGTTATAAAGGCTACAAGAATATAAGTTGTTGAGATAGTTATCATTTAGTACAATTTAATGTGTTTACTTGCTTATAATTGCTATTTCAGCATCAGTCAAAATTCTATTATAAAGTAAAGCTTGATCATAATATCCTGATACTTTTTGAATCCCTGCTGTAGAACCAGCACCTATTGATATTCCTGAATCATGACTAGAAATTGTGATATAATCCTCGAGTATTAAGATTCCATCAATATATATTTTAGCTCTACCATCTGAAGAATCTCGAGTTAAAGTTATATTTTGCCATGTATTTGGAATTAATGTACTTGTTGAAACTACAGTACGTGCTCCTCCCCAATCATAATATCCAATTAAACCGTTTATTAAAAAAATTCCCCAGGCAAGTTGTTTTACAAATAATCCATTGTATCCTGACATTGATATATCGGGTAAGTTCACCCAGATACTGATTGTAAATTTACTAACTTTTATTTCTTCAGGGTTTCCCGAAAAACACATAGACTGAGAACTAGTTCCAGTTAAATTGACAGCTCCGTTTTTTTTCCCAATTATCCAAAAATTCGATGATGTTCCTTGCAAAGTCATATCATTTCCTGTTGGACTTGAATCATGAGCTATACTTCCTAATGCTTCATCAAATTTCCACCAACCAACTAGCCCGTTCGTTGGTGGTAATATTGAGCCAGTATTAAAAATAAAAGGATTATATATATACATTTTTTTTGGACTTTTTTGTAATAAAGAAAATTTCATAATTATTATGCTGATAAATCATTAAATGGAATATCCAATGGGGTAATCCCATCTTCCTGCCATCCTGAATTTATATCAAATATCTGCTTTTCTGAATCCGGTGTGCTATTGAAAGTGGCAATATCAATCAACCTACGAGCGTTTGTGTCATTATCAATAGTTCTGCTTTGTACTTCCATTGTACGGTCATAAATAGCCTGCTCTGTCGCTGTCAATGCTACTGTTCCATACTTTGCCATAATTGGAGCATTTACCATGCTCAATTTTGAGAAATCAGATTCAATTGAAACTTTTGTATTTGCTTCAATTTCCCTCTGTTTGATTGATGCAATTAGTTCCGGCAATGATTTAAATACATAATGCGTTGATGTTTGAAACTCGTTTACGTTTACATAAATAGCGTTCTTTTGATTTGTTGGTACTGCATTAACTACAGCATCGTAAACTCTCATATCAGGAACTGAATCAGAAATTACATTAGTCATGATTAAAAGTTCCTCATTTGGATTTGGTAATGCTTGATTGAAATTCGGGTCAATGGATGGAAAATCGAAATTTGATGCTTTGATTTGAAAATCAGCATCGGTTAAACTACCATAATTACGCTCGGTAGTTTTCCACAAAATTAAAATTGCTTTCATGTAAGTTCTTGTATTTTATTCATTAATATTGATGTAACTAAATTTTTTCCGGATTCTGATAATCCAACCTGATTGACGAAAATAGTTCTAATATCACCCACGTTAAATGTAGTTGTAGTAGATGAAAGAATTTGTGTTCCGGCTATTACCAAAGTTCCGGCTGAAATTTTAGGAAGTGTTGAGAATATTGAAACACCGTTTTTCTTAATATCGAAAACAATGTCAAGACTTGCAGGCGCTGTCGTTACTTCAGCGTAAATGCTTTCTGATGTAATTGTGTGCTGTTCTCTTACCGTTTCGCTTACTATCATCCCAGTTTTAATATCCTGATCTAATCCGGAAAGCACATATTCGGCTAGTTCGGTTGAACTTCCATTAGAACCAGGTGTACCATTTGTTACAGTGAATGTGTCTGTAGTATCATCCGTATAAGTGATTGTATAAGTATCTACTAGTCCAATAGTTGAAGTTTTTGCAATAGAAGTTATACTTTTTCCTGAACTTAAATCTCTTAGTTTCGCAAAGTCTTCTTTGGACATAAGTCCATTTTGCAACGCAGTTGCTAAGCCTTGTATTCCTCCTAAACTGTCCCAATTCGCCGAATCATAAGGATGTGATTCGGCCACTGTATTGCCTGCATAGACATAATTCATTCCTGTATCAAGCAAATTATAAACATCTCCATTTTCCGGAGATGTTGGTAATGCTCCGAAATTCGCAACATTACCTTTGCTTCTGTAAACAGCTGCTATCTTGTCGGACAGTTCTGTTTTAGTTGCATAAGTTGTCTTTACGTAATCAGAAGAAAATACAGTGCTTGCTGATGAATTTTCCTCACCGGATACAATATCATCATCTTTCACCAATACATTTTGAAGAATTTTTTCTTCTAAGTCCTGATGTTTTCCGGCATCTATCTTATTCTCAGAATTGGGATAAATGATTGATTTTAGATAACTTATTAATTGACCTCTGTTCATACTCGTGATATTGTCCAAGTCCCCTCAACAGAGAGATCGGATATTTTTAAAAATGGAGTCCAACTTTTGCGACTGAATAAAGTCCCATCGGCGCAAATAGTTCCAAATTCCGAAATGGTCAAACCGTTAGCATCTCCTGACCCTAATTGAAATGTAATAACTAGTGATGATGAACTAGCTGTTATATTAGCAATTGTCAAATCTACAGCATCAGTTATTTCTGTATCTCCTGAATCTGGAGCAGTTCCGTTACTGCCACATTGAACCTTAGTTATATTCTTTCCTGTAATGCCTGACAATGCAGAAAACAAAGCATTGTATCCGCTATCAACAATCAGGTTCTTTTCCTTCTTAGTCTCGATTAATTTTCCATTCAGAAAAAACCTCAACTCTAAAACTCCTATTAATTTTAGTTTTTCCATTTTAATAGAGTTTTATGATTTTGTTTACACAAATAGAAGGGGGCATATTATTGTGCGGCGCTCCTAGTCCTGAATAGTCAGTTACAGACCCAGATATTGCATTTACTCCGTTGTATTCTCCCGGGGACGTAACTACTAAATTCCCGGGGTCTCCATTATCAGAGTTAGAACCACCAAGTGAAATACCTGAATGTTTGTGTTGTCCATTCTCATTTGCACTTAATGCATGCGCTCTTTCACCCAATATGTTTCCTAAAGCATACCCGGTAGTCGCACCGCATTGAATTTCCGTGTAACCTTCTGGAACGTTTGGAATCTGGAAAGTTCCCGCTCCGACGTTAACTCCGTATGGTGATTGATAACCACCAAGATTCAGAAATAAATCATTGTAATCTGTAATTGATAGGCTTCTGCCATCTCTCAAACTCCACCCCGCTGGGATTGTAGTTGATGGTCCATGCCAATCCATTGTTGCACCTGCCGGCATATAAGTTGCGCCTAAAACAGTATTAAGTGTTTCGCGCGTTTTTTGTCCTGTTATTTCTCTATTTCCGTTAGTTGTGAAAATAGTGTTTATGAG